AACTATCACGCCACCTTCACCAAGGGAACGATCGAGTTCAGGCTCTTCCAATTCGACATGCCGAGCGGCAACTATAAGGGAGGGCTTCACGCAGGAGAGTTGAAATCATACATCCAGCTTTGCCTCGCACTCAGCGAGATGGCTAAAGAAGTAAAATACGCAAGCGCAAAGCCCCAGCAGATTGAGAACCAGCGCTTCGCAATGCGGACTTGGCTGAACCGCCTCGGATTCATCGGGGACGAGTTCAAGACCGCACGGCAGGTTTTCACCCGGCACTTGGACGGCAACAGCGCATTCCGGTACGGAACGATTCAGGCTGGCGATTGAGCCAGCCTGACGTAAATAAAAGGAGGAAGAAAAAAATGAAGCGTTACAATCCGAGATATTACTTGGCTTACGGGAGCAACTTGAATGTTGGCCAGATGAGCGTCAGGTGTCCAAACGCAAAAATTATCGGAACAGGAGAGATTCCGGATTACAGATTGATGTTCAAGGGAAGCAAGACCGGATCGTTTCTTACGATAGAGCCTTGCAAAGGAAAAAGCGTCCCGGTCGCAGTTTGGATGGTCACCGGATATGACGAAGAGCGCCTTGATCGATATGAAGGCTTCCCGATCTTCTACTACAAAAAGGAAATGATAATTAAAACTCGGCTGAGCTGGTTCCACAGCGAAGCGTATGAAAACATTAAGGCTTTCGTCTACATAATGCACGAAGACAGGTCGCACGGCATTCCTTCCAACGTCTATGTCAAGACTTGCCTTGAAGGATATAAAAGCTTCAATTTTGATCCGCGAATTTTGAAGGAAGCATATCTCTACTCAAAAAACAAAGTGGAAGAAGTGAAAGAAAACGCTTGACTTCTTCCTGAAGAAGAGGTAACATATACTCACCGAAAGGGCAAGGGATACAGAAGCCCGGAGGTAAGGAGGTCACCAACATGAAGTACATTGAAAGCTACAAGATCGTCTGCGGCGGGATGCCGAAACGGCGAGAAACCCTCAAGGGCGCGAACACGCTGGCTGACAAACTTTACAACCAGAAGAAGCACGGAGAAGTGCAGGAAGTATGGGTTACCGAAACCGGGCTGGAATTCAAAACGAACAGGACTTTTTAAGGAGGTAAAAACAATGATGGCTAACACACTTTCACCCGAGATGCGGAGGCACATTGAATCCTTGCAGTTTCACTGCGCGATGGTTGGCAACGAAAGCCACCAAGAACCGCTGACTGTAGCTTTTGTCGAGAAGGCCATTCAGGAGTGCAAGGACAACGGCTACACAGCGATCGGTTACGATCTCCAGCTTGATGGTATTACTGAGCCGATGATGATCGCGATCTACAAAGACGGACACATCGACAGCGGCAGTAAGAAGAACGTAATCGAGTGCATGGGAAGGAGGTGAGAAATGATTAAAATTTGCTTCTGGGTCGGTGTGTACTTTTTAATCAATAAAATCATATTAAAACGGAGGAAAAAATGATGGCCAACTTCACAAAGTGGAAAAACGATTTTGCTAAGAACAATTACGACAATCTGTACGTGTTCGTCCCAAAGGGAAGAAAGGAAGATGTCGAGCGGATGGCAAAAGCCGAAGGAAAATCTATCAATGGCTTTATAAACACATTACTTGCCGCGAAGCTCGGTGTGTCCGAGGACGATTGGAAGTTCCAGAAATTCTGATAAAAAAGTTTTGAAAAACCGTTGACTTCTTACGGAATCAGAGGTAACATGCGAGTGTACCAAGGGAGCGGCGAAAAGGCCGCAGGATTGCGTAAGGAGGAAACGAAGATGACCATTACCGAGAAGCTGTACATGATGGAGAGCATGAAGCGCAGGAACGAGCAGAGGGTGGCTTGCATGAAGATTGCCGAGGTTACCGGAAACTGGCGTAAGACTTGCAAGTACGGCAACACTTACTCGGTGAGAGTTGATTCGGAGTACATGGATGAGTTGCACAAGCGCGGATGCACCATCGCGGACATGGTCGGATGGAGCGCGGAGGACGCTTTGAGGAAACTCAACAAGCGTCTTGAACCTTGGAACATCAAAGTGACCACCATTACAAAAAGCATTCTGAGCGCATAAAGGAGGCAAAGTAAAATGTACGGATACTGGACAGGGTTCATTTGAAACGGCGAGAGTTTCCTGCGGTATTCTCGCCCAAGAAACGCAGGACTTCGCGTAAGCTGGCGGCTACTGGATGCGCACCAGAAGCTGGCAGTCAATGCGCAGACGTAAAGGCTTACGCGAAGTTGTACAAGGAGCGCCTTTCAAGAAGGAGGAAAAAGCATGACATTCCGCGAGATTGACGAAGCCATGATGAACTTGGTCGATGAGGAAACCGGAGAAATCCTCGACCTTCAGGAGTTTGAAAAGCTGGCGATGTCCAAGCAGGACAAGATCGAAAACATGGCGCTTTGGGTTCTCGATCTGAAAGATGAGAGCGAACAGATCAACGCAGAGATTCAGCGGTTGAAAGACCGCAAGGCCGCGACCGACAACAAGATGAAGCGGCTGAAGGAATACATCCAGATTATTCTTGGCGGCGAAAAGCTCCGCACTCCGCTGGTTTCGGTTTCCTTCAGGAGCAACGAGAGCGTAAACATTACGGATGCAGAAGCGGTAATCAACTGGGTTCAGCATTACAACAAGGACGATGGTGTATTAAAATATCTGCCACCTGAGATTTCCAAGACTGGGATTAAGCAGTTGATCAAGGAAGGCGCGACTATTCCCGGAGCAAGCCTTGAAAGCACAACCTCCACCATTATCAAGTAAAAATTAAAAAGCGATTGAAAGAAAAGGAGAAAATTAAAATGACCACCAAGAAGAATGAAGCTGTCGCGATTGAAATCAAGCCCATCGATGTAAAGACTGTCAACGTTCGCATTCAGGGAACTGCTCCGCTGATCGTACACAAGTGGAGCGAAAAGGCCAAGCGCGAAATGCTGGAAAAGCAGATGGGAACGACCAAGTATAAGAGCAAGCACGAGCCGAAGAATCCGGTCGCAGACTTTATCGGGAGCGCTTACTGGCTCACGCCAGAACCGACCGAAGGAACAGAGGAGGCTTTCCGCAAGGCGGTGGACGAAGGCGCTCGGTGGGGCTTCCCGGTAACGGCGATCAAACAGGCCGCGATTATGGCGGCAAGCCGGAATGAGATCGACATCAAAACGACCACACTTCGCGGAGCATTCTTTATCAAGGGCGAGGGGTCGGATATGCTGGCTGAGATCAAAGGCTCGATCCCGCATATCCGGGAGGACATGGTTCGGGTTGGCGGTATTAGCAAAACCGCAGACATTCGCCATCGCGCACAGTTTGATGATTGGTATATGGATTTAGAGATTCAGTACAACCAGAACGGCCCGGTTTCCTTGGAGCAGATCATCAACCTGATCAACCTTGGCGGCTTCACGAACGGCATCGGAGAGTGGAGACCGGAACGGGACGGCTCTTACGGGACATTCGAGGTAAGCGCAACGGCGCTCAATAATTAAGGCAGGACGGCTAACGGCTGGATGTCGAAAGGCATCCAGCCAACATGGCAGGAATGGTCAGGTGGGGAACGAGAAGTTGGGGTCGCGCATGGACGTGCGAGGCAAGGCGAGGATCGGCAGGAATGGAAAGTTCCGGTAAGGTTAGGTGGGGCCTTTCATGGCTTGGCTAATCGAGGTCTGTATTGGTAAGGCAGGAGAGGTTTGCTGAGGTCGGTCGAGGGGAGGTAATGTAGGGATGGAATGTTTCGGAATGTCTCGGCAGGAGCGGTACGGAGGGTCGCGTTACGGTGGGCGAGTTCAGGTTGGGACTGGAACGGCTGTGCTTGGCAGGAATGGAATGGAATGTCCGGGTGGTTATGGTGTTGTCTGGCCACGGCAAGGAAGGCAGGAGTGGAAGGGTTAGCCAAGGAAGGTCTGACTGGGTAAGGCCTGATCTGGAATGGCGATGAAAGGCAAAGGCATGGCAGGAGCGGATAGTTGCGGTGGCGTTGTGTTAGGTTTGGATGGTAAGTTACGGGAAGGCAAAGGCGTGGCAGGAATGGAGAGTCACGGCGAGTCGGGGATGAGTACGGAGCGGTCAGGACTGGCAGACTTTCTCTTGACTTCTCATGGAAGAAGAGTTATAGTATTCATCGAAAGGAGGTGAAAACGATGGTCTACAAGTGGAAAGAGGCATCCAGAATCAAGGCAAACCCGGACGAAGCGGCAATCGTAATGTTCGACTTGGCAAATCGAAATTCTCTTGATGCAGAATCTTTGGTCGAAGTAAGCAAGCCTGAAGACGCACCACTCCACAGGGATTTTGATTGGAACGATACTGAAGCGGCGGTTAAGTGGCGAAATCACCAAGCGCGAAACATAATCAATGCGCTCGTCCTTGTGCCGGAAGAAAACGAAGCGATCAAGAGCCAAGAGCCTGTGAGAGCGTTTTTCAAAATCACGGAAACGCAGAACAATTACGAATCGACTGTCCTTCTGATCTCGAAGCCTGACACACGAGAGATACTTTTGAGAAAAGCGCTCGGTGAGTTGACGGCTTTCCAGAACAAGTACAATGCCTTGAGAGAACTCAGCGCGATCTTTGATGCGATTGAATTAGTAAAAGAAAAGGAGAAATGATTATGGCGATTCCAGTTTTGATCCTTGGTGAAAGCGGCACTGGCAAGAGTGCGTCTTTGAGAAACTTCCAGAAGGGTGAGGTTGCGGTGATCAATGTTGCCGGAAAACCGCTCCCGTTCAGAAACAATCTCGGTGTCCTTACAACGGACAATTACGAAAAAATCAAGTCTGCGCTTCTGCGGATGGAAGCTCCTTCTGCCGTGATCGATGACGCTCAGTATTTGCTTGCTAACGAATTCATGCGGAGGAGCGGTGAGCTTGGCTATCAGAAGTTCACGGATATGGCTAAAAATTACTGGAGCTTGATTGCGGAAACGGTCTGCAAGCAAATGCCACAAGAAAAGATTGTTTATTTCTTGAGCCACATTGAGCGCGATCAAAACGGCAACGAGAAATGCAAAACAATCGGCAAACTACTGGACGAGAAAATTACGGTCGAAGGGCTGTTCACGATCGTCCTGAAAACGCACGTTGAAGACGGGAAATACACTTTCCGCACCAAGAACAGCGGAATGGATACAGTGAAAAGCCCGATTGGCCTTTTTGAAACAGATGATATTGACAACGACCTGAAAGCGGTGGATAATGCAATAAGGGCCTATTACGGTCTGGAAATTACGAAGGAGGAAGAAAAAAATGATTAACTACAGCGGAAAAAACGATTTCAAGCCCCAGCAGAGCGTCAGCTTTGACGCTCTTCCTGCTGGTGCTTATATCGGCAAGGTTCTCGGTGCTAAGATCGAGGATGTCGATTACAACGGTGTTCCCGGTCAGCGGCTTGCTATTCAGCTGGATGTGACCGAGGGCGAATACACAGACCACTTCCAGAAAATGTTCAAAGCGCAACAGGCCGCTGGCGGCAACTTTGCTCCGAAGTACAAGGGAATCCTGCGGCTGAACATTCCTCGCTCCGGAGATCAGTACGAAGCTGGAAACCGCAGAGCGCTTGAAAATGCGGCTTGGGCGCTGGAACAGAGCAACAACGGTTACCATTGGGACTGGGACGAAACGAAGCTCAAGGGTCTGAATGTTGGTTTTTCCGTTCGGGAGCGCGAGTGGGTCATGGAGCAGAACGGCGAAATCAACAGCGGCACAACGACCGAAATTGCGCGGCTTGAGAGCGTTTCTGCG